GATGGAATCTTACTAATAAGCTGTGGCACTGCCTGGATAAGTCCGGTTCCTAGAATTGTTATGATCTTAATTCCGGCAAGCAAAATCTTCGGCAGATTAGAAATAATTGCTGTTGCTAGCTGCCCGATAATCGTCGGTGCCTTATTAATTAGCTGCGGAAGTGCATTCACAACTCCCTGTGCCAGTCCAACCAATAGGTTAATGCCTGCGTCTACCAATTGTCCAACGTTAGACAGTAAGGAACTGACCAACGTCAAAATCATCATGAGCGCTGTTGGAATCAATGTAGGTAACTGCTGCGCAATGCCTGTAATCAGAGTAGATACAATTGCAATACCACCTTGAATAATTGCCGGTAGATTTGCTGTAATCGCAAGCATGAGGTTATTCAGCATCGTAGCGCCTTGCGCAATCAAATTCGGTAATGCTGCTACAATTCCATTGCAGAAATTGGTGATAACCTCCGGTCCCTTAGTCTGCATCATAAGCAGTATCTGGTCTATCTGTGTACCGAACTGGCTGTATAATAAGCCAAGCCCCACGGTTACAACTCCGAGTACAGCCCCAAATCCCATAAGATTTGCAAATGCGGGCATGAATCCGGCTACTTTCCCAAGAACTTCTTGGAATGCCGTTCCTATCTGCCCTCCCCAGGCTCCGATGTACCCACCAAAATCTTGAAATGCGGATGTAATTTTAGGAAATTTTCCGGCTACTGCAGGACCAATCTTTCCAACGTATCCGGAAATCTTAGTCGGTAAAAAGGAGAACGTCTTTCCGATAACACTGTTAAGCTTCGGCGTTAATACTTGAAATGGACCAACAATGGAACTGCCTAAATTCTTTAGACTTCCGCCAAATCCAGTAATTGCTCCCTTGGCATTTTTTAATCCGCTTGGAAACTTACCGATTGCAGTAATTGCTCCTCCTGTAACATCTCCAAGTCCACCAAGAATATCAGAAAATGTTCCGGCACTCTTGCCAATCAGTGAAAATGCAGGAACAGCTCCAATCAGAACTGCGGACATCTTACCAAGGTTTGCAAGTTGTCCGGTATCCATACTGCCGAGCTTATCAGTAATGTTTCCAACTGCATCAGCAAAACCTTTCGCCGCTGGAACGGAATCGCCAATTTTATCAGCAATTGCCCCAACGACTTCAAGTCCAGTTTTTCCCAGTCTTGGGACTATCTCGCCAAGATTCTTGAGAATATTCTGAGTTGCTGTTCCAAATGTTTCTACAAGCTCTTGACTTGTTATTACTCCGCCTTGGAAATTCTCCCATGCTGCCTTAGCAGAATTAACAGATCCTTCAATGGTTTCTCCGGCCTCTTCCGCTGAAGTGCCTGTAATTCCAAGATTCTGCTGAATTACATGAATTGCCTGGATCATCTGGTCGAATGTGACATTGTCCAGATCACTTATCTTCTCGTTGAGGATTCCAGAATCATTAATCAATCGAATCATTTCCGATTGAGTACCGCCATAACCCAGCTTTAGGTTGTCGAGCATCGTATAATTCTGCTTAGCGAAGCCTTGATAGGCGTTCTGGATATCTTGCATGTTGGTACCCATCTTATTGGCATTATCTGCCATATCGATGAGCGCCATATCTGCAATCTCTGCTGCTTTAGCCGTATCCCCACCAAGTCCCTGCAACAAGGATGCAGAAAAGCTCGTGACTGTAGACATATAATCATTTGCAGATATCTGCGCTGTTTTATATGCACGGTTAGCATTCTTGATTACGGTGTCCGCACTATCCTTGAACAGTGTTTCGACACCGCCTACCTGTTGCTCCATATTCGCAACAACACCAAGTGACGACTTAATAATTACACCGGCAGTGGTTCCTACAGCTGCCACAGCTCCAGTCATTGCCTTAGACACTATGGATAGTCCGCTTTTTCCGAGACTGCTTAGTTTACTAACGCCCTCATTAAAACCTTTTTCATTTATCTTGGTATCAAAATTCAAATATCCGTCTGCCATACTATCATCCTTTCTGATAGCACGGCTCAACGGCTCACATGTGCTTTTAAATCTTAATATTTATTTCTCTTTTACATTCCCGACAGTTTAGATACACTCCACTACATTTGGCTGTATCCTCATAAATCAATAACTTCTTACCACAATAAGGACATCTATACCACTTTCGTTCTGTCGGGATCCTGATCATATTCTTCATTATGCGAACATATCTCCAATCTCATAATCTGTCATTTTCCTGCGCTTCTTTTTCTTGAGAGCGACTGCCTCTTGAATCTTCTTTACTCTCTTGCGCTCGTCCTTATCCTTGATATCCCGGAGGTCTGTATTCCGGTACAAAATGCGCTGTTTGATTTCTGTGTTGTCCGGAAGTCCGATGAACAGCGTCTGAAACTCCCACCAGTGCATATATGGCACAGACTGCAGGTCGATTCCGTATGCTTCGCGGAATGCGCTGTAAATCCAAACCATATCCTCATCGAAAGAATACACTTGTTTTGGTGGAAGCATTGGCTCATCGGATTCTTCGCCATCCTGCCTCATTGCAAGAAAATCCCCCAGAGCCTCAATTGCCTCTTCCAAATCGTCCGGAATTCCATCTATATACCACTGCAATAATAGCCGGCACTTAATCTGCCACGGGACGTCCTCGTCTTCCACTAACTTCGTGAATCGTATCCATTCCCGGAAATCTGTCTCGACCTCATAGTCTTTCCTGTTTACGCATACCGTATCGGGGAACTTATCAATCAGAATGTTCATAGCATGCTACCTATTACCATTAGGATAATAACTAACATTTCCTTTATTGTGCTTCTTTCCATGCTGTTTATTGTAATTACGGTTCTGCTGCCTGTTCCCATGCTGCTGAACCATATAATCACTATATTTCTCATTCAGTTTAAGCGCCTCATCATTTTCGAACTTAAGAAGTGCATCTGTGGCATCGAGACATGAATTAAGGCTGGTTCTACCCTGGAACATCTCCTCGTGTGCTCCCTCTCCGATTACCCGGTCGAAAAAGTTAAAATAACACTGACACTGCGCGCGAATAATATCCGCTGTCTTTCCGGTTTTCGGTACTTGTGCTGCTTCATCAACCATTAATTTCTTTGCTTCGTCCAGATTTTCTAAAAAATCAACATCTGTAAAATCAATCTCAACTTCGAGATTTCCGTATTTAAAAAGGCTCATCGGCTCACTCTCCTATCTTTTTATTAATCCGCTTCAAACGTACATGTCTGCCAGTTGTCTGTTGTTGTGGCGGTACCCTTGATTTTCTCACCATTGGCTTTCAGGCTACCTTTGTAGATCAATGCATCAGTTCCATCTCCTGAATTGTCTGGAACAACGCTCCAATCACGCTTTCTAGCAACACATGTATTCGGTGTATCTGCCTTAATATCAAAAAGATCTACCACAACGATGCTTATCTGTGCATCAGAGCCAAGTAATTCATCATCTGTGATTTCTGCAATTTTCTGCTGTACCGGATCATTGGTATAGCGATCAAATTCATAATCGTTTGATGGGGCATATCCCACAACATCTGTTCTCTCACTTTCTTCGTCCACATAATGGCGGCTGTACTCGGAAGCGTTCTTACTCTCAGACATGGACGTGAATCCTGTCATTCTGGTATATGTATTTCCGTCACCGGCAACGTCCATAAATGCCACTCTCTTGTGTCTTCCGACTAATTTCTTTTTTGTATCTGCTCCTGACATTTTGTACCTCCTACTTATAAATCAATCTGCAAATCATCTGATACCGCCCCAGATCTTCCTCTGTGCTAAATAAATAGCCGGACTGCAACACGTCTACCCGTATAGCATCGTGCCCGTCCAGCTCCGGGAGGATATCGTCTAAATTGTTCTGTTCTGTCCATTCCGCAAAATCCTGATAAAAACCACTGTTGGCAATGCCTGTTCTGGCGTCGCCATCATAAGCTTCTTTCGAAGTGAATGCGAACTGGAATTGTTTCAGGCAGCTCCCATCTACATATCTTTTATAAATAGGATCTGCCCCAATTGGGTCTATAGAATATTCCATTCCATTGCCAAGATAATCAATATTAATTTTCCGGTCATCGATATCCGGGTACGTCATAACATAATCCCGGATACTCTGGATAATCGGCTTCTTACCGTCCTGCAATCTGCTCTGCTCCTTTCAGAATAGCCTCCTTGTTGCTTGCCTTCATCTTTTCGAACCATCTCGCTTTAGTCTTATGCTCGTAATACTGCCGGCGGGCGTAAGGTGTCAGGTACTCAATGGATCCGGAACCTATCACAGTTCCAAGTGTTGCTGACTTAATCATCATACCTGTTCTCCTTGGCGTGAGCGGATTCATATATCTCAGGCATTCGGAATCGACAAACTCTTGAGCTTTCGAAAAATTCTCTGCTTTTGTCCGGGCAAATGACGGATTCCATTCAAGCCTCGCTTGGACAGAACCGTTCGCCGTTACCTCTGTGAATACGCTTCCTCTTGGAGTCGTAATGCTGAAATTTTTCTTTGATGCCATTTCTTAAGCACCTCCAATTCTCCAATGCGGGAGACCTACGAAGCGGTTGTCTGACCAGGACAACACTTTACAGTGTCTCAGTTGTACACCTGTGAGATCTGCTGGCTTTTCAATCTCCTTGTCACATTCTCCCAGGACAATATGATCATCAATCTGAATCGTCCAGCAATCTCCCGGATTATCTTTCTTCACATATTCCTCTGGTGGAAGATATTGATCTGCATTCTCCACGTCTGTAGGAATACGAATCTTGTACACTTCTGCGCTGTTAAGTCCGGAATCTCCAACAGATGCCTTGTGATCCACGTACACATGTACATCTCTAATCACTGTTCTGTGCCAGGTGTCACATGTGTTCTTTTTTCCGGGAATTCGGTTATAGATTGTAATCGTCGCATTTGTCAGCATGACAACACCCTACCCTTCTTGATAACCACCCGGTCGGAAGCAAATATGTAGATGCAGCTTCATACGCTTTCTTTCTAATCAGCTCTTCCATTGTCTGACCGTCAGCCTGTTCTACCGCGTATGATACACTGTAGCCATCGTTATTCTCAGACTTGACCGTACCTGCTTCATGCTTCTTTTTACAGGAATAATACACGTCAGCCACAGCGCACACTGCATCTTTTACTGCAGTATTTTCAACTGCAAAAATATCTCCTCTGACATAAGTCAGTTTCCTGATATAAGCTTCAGCCCTGCGCTCAGCAGATGGATATTCCCTTTCAGGAATATCCCCGCCATAGTGATCCGCATAATATGAATAATCTGCGTACATTTACTCCTACTCCCCTGCTTTCAGAATTGAGAACGGACATCTTTTGGTTTTATCTTTTACAAGTGCATTGATTGGGTTTGGAATCTCCCAGCCAAGACGCATTACTGCACGAAGTGCAACCATATCATTCTGCATCAGGTTGTATGCAATAGATCCATCCGTGTTCTGAACAACACCCTCAGTAAACAGCTTAAATGTAATATCCTGTCTGATGGAATATACAAGCTGTGAAAAATCTCCAGAAATCATCAGCGCCTTAGTCTTATCGAATGAACCATTGTTTGGGAAGTTCATTGGAGAACCGTCCAGTGCATACTGTGTAGACCCCTGCATATCTGTTTTAAACAATGGATCACCATTAGCGTTTTTTAATCCACGAAGTTTTGCTCTCATGGAAATATCAGCCATGTGACCATTGACCATGTATCCACAATTCTCGACTTTTGCAATCACACCGTCTTCTTCCATGATTTTGTCATACAGCGGATCCGCTGAGCCAAGTGTTACCACGGATCCAACTTTTGTGGCTGTCGCAACAACATCGTCTCTCCAAGTAGACGGTTTATCTGTACCAAACAGTACAGCTCCATCAATCTTATTTCCAAATGCCTCTGTGACCCTTGGTTTTACTTCGCCCCAAATATCATACTGAGAATCATCCAGTACGGCTTCTGGAATTGGTACGATTACTGCAATTTCCTCTGCAATGATAAATTTCTTATCCCATGCCTGCTTTGTTGTCTTTTTCTGTCCAGAATCGCCATTTACGAAATAGGCAATCGGCAGCATATCAAGAACTGGCATCTTGTACTGCTTGCTTGTCATATTTGCCAGCTTTCGTCCTCTTGAAAGAACTGCTGACTGAGCAATTACGCCCTGGATAATCTCATTAGATTCCTGTATCGGAATCAGAGACTCCGCTCCAGTACGATCGATAATGTTCACATCATTATCGAACAGTCTTAAATTCATTCTGTTTTTATTCATCTTTACCTCCACTATCTTCGAGCTGCAGCACGGATACGATCATTGATGGAAGCACTTATGCCTCCACCAGAACCCTCAGAAGTGTTCCCTGCAGATGTTGAAATACGATAACTGTTCGTACCACCCGCAAATCTTGGATTCTCCTTCAGGAATCTTTCTGCAGCTTTCTCAAATGTTGTCTTATCGTCTACAAGTTTCGATACCTTGAACATGACATAATCAAGATCTTCTGATTTCACACCTTTCCCAGATAAGAATTTTTCATTCTTCATCTGCTGCACCTCATTCAAAGCATCGTCACGCTCCTTCTGGAGCTTTGCAGCGTCTGGCTGATTGGCAGCACGTTCTGCTTTGAAATTATTGATTGCCTGTGTAACCTCAGCTTCTGTCATTCCCTGCGTCCGAAAGAAATTTGCAAGTGCTGCTCTCTCTGAACGCTCTACCCTTGCACTCGCGATCTCTTCCAGCTGTTCATAGGTATATGTTCCGGTATTATGCGCTCCGGATGCGCTCCCAGCGGATCCCTGACCGCCGTTTCCAGCCCCGGCATTTCCACCCTGCCCACCAGAGCCAGCTCCTGCGCCGTCATCAAAGAGCTGTAAATTCATTCTGTATCTCATGTTTCTACCTCCGTTTCGCCTCGACAGGCTCCCGAGCTTTTATATCGTCTTCACGTTTTGGACATAATAAAAACACCCTCTCGGGTGCTTGTTACCGAAATTCTATACAATTGTATTCCCGGTTGATATCTGTAAGTCCCAGGAACCATGAATCTATCAGAAGCTTTCCACCATCTGAAAGATTCTCCCATTCAATTACCATCATACCGCTGCCTGTATCTGCCCGGATTCTGTCACCAGTCAGATCTCTTAACGAATTGATCAAACTGCATGTCAGAGCTGATACTGCCGCACATACCCGATCGATACCGCTGGAATCTTTCCGACAGGCATGACCAGACATGCTAATTTTTTTATCTTTTACTGTTACAGTTATCATGATACCTCCTAAATAAGTATAAAAATACCACCGGTCATATTGACTGGTGGTAACTACACAACTGCTTTTAACGCTTTGTTGTATTCAATTTCCAACTCACGTTTAAATTTTTCAATCTCCTCTGGCTTCATTCCCGGTTCTGCTGATGCACAAATGTCTGGGGTTTCTTCTGCCAATATTTCAGTTGCTCTCGGCTGCTCCGCATGCATTGCATCGTACTCATCAACTAATGCATCTTCAAGGATAATAGAAAACTCATATATATCTTCCGGAGTATTTTCGAGAAAATCCTTTATATAATTCATATATTTTCTAAAGACCTGCATCCGTCCATTCCTCCTTTTTATTTTTTCTTCGAACAATACTAACTATATCACCGGAGTTTTTATTTTTTATAACTACAAGCTGTTTGCTTGGGCTGAACCAAATCATTTTCTCTTCTCCTTCAGAATAATTCGGCATAGTTTTTATTAGATCGAGCACATCTTCTTCGTGAATCACTTCATATCCTGGCTTATTTAATCTTGGTAATCGACTCAAAGCATGAACTGATAATTCTTCTCCTTGCTCTCTGAATCTATCATATGCCTGTTTTGATTTACTCTTAAATTCTTCCGACCAATCTTTCTTGTTAATCTCAAGATATGCGAAAAATTTACTTTGAAGCTTTTCCCACTGTTCACTATCATTATATTTCACCTGCCCGAACTTAGCAAGTGAACCAACAGAATCTCCAAGAACTTCTTTGTATCTTTTATACTGAGCTACGTCTTTCGATGCGTTCTTAACCATTTCTGGATGGAATATGGAATTCTGGCTCTTGTTGTTCGTAGCAATCTTTCCCATCATATCCAGATAAATACGCTCACGCTCTTCCGTGAGGCTCATCTTCCGGCAAAATTTAGAATACTCGTTGAGCTGTCCTTGATACTTCGCCTTGTGTAGAATGATTTCGTCCTGATCAGTACCACCAGCTTGCAACAACTTGACTTTCTCGCGTTGCGCTCTCATAGCTGTTTCCATCTGACGTTGCCTCTGCTTGGCTTCATACAAAGTATATTCTTTTCCGTCAAATGACTTAGGTTCTGCCTCTTTCCGGTTCTGCTCCTCCAGCCAATCATCAGACCAGTTGCGCTGTGAAATGCCAGGGAAGAACGGATAATAAGTATGATAACAGTTGACTCCCAGAAGTCCAGTCACAGTACCCAGTCCACAGACTGAATACAATTGCTCTTTCGACCAGACACGCCCCTGCCACACTGCATGAGTCGGACGTGCTCCCGCATGCCACTCCACTTCAAAATACTCTGTTCCAAGCTTCTGTGCGTTGTACTCAGATATCTTTCCGGTAATCTGACTGACTGCAGTCATGACCGCTCTTCTTGCAGCCACATCAACCCGGTTAGCTCTCCCGGAAGAATAATCAATCTGCCGGAGTCCGCTGTTGGTGAGCTGTGTCACAACTCTACGCAACACACTGTTGTAATCAAATGCCCCAGTCACGATATCATAACACGCTGCATCAAGGTATTTGGTATACACTTGAGAAAGTGGCGTCAATACCTTCTTACCATTGCCGTAGTCCAGATAGAAGCCGAGTGAATTAGTCACATTCTCCAAATCATCAAAACTCTGGTCAATGATTGCTTCTGTAATCTGCTTGAGCTGTCCGTTCTCTTCGAATGGTATGTACTCGGCGTTAATCTGTTCATATATACCCTTATTCCGGACATATTCCCAGTTGATCACCTTGTCGTATAACTCAAACATTTCCGGATAAGAAGCATTGAGCGTCTTCTTGATTTCTTTTTCGATATCCTCTGAGGAATACCCCAGAATCCGAAGCCGGTTGATCTGCCAATCTGCAGTACTGGTTATTTCACCAGCTTTCATAATCCTCCGGACAATATCCTGCATGATACGCTCTTCCAAATCCTGATACCTGGAAGCGATCTTACTTGCAAGCTTATTCTTGTAATCATCTTTCATATTACTCCATCACCTGATTTTGCTCTGGGAGATTCTTAGCAGCATCTTCTTCTGATTCTCCATACCATTTAGCACGGTACTCTGCCAGACTCATGACTCCCATACTGACATCTTGTCGGTCTCTGCTTCGCTCTGTCTCTTTGTCCTCAATGATTGAATCATCAAAGTCAATGGTGATTTCGCATTCAGGATTCAGTGTGTTCCCCAGTATCATTCCCAGACGGATTATAATTTGAATCAACTGCCTCAGAGCATCTTCCAAAAGTATTTCATGCTTCTTAATCATTCGATACATATCTGAGTTTTCCGAAATAATCTCTGTGGCTGTCTTAGCTCCAGTCGCCCCGAACTGATATCGGTCTGTACCAAATCCACATTTTAGTGACAGATAATTCAGATCATCATTGATTGCCTTGCTGTGCTGCTCTGCCCGGAGAGACATATCAATTTCTTTCAGAAGACCTTCTCCATTTGCATCATCCTCTGGCAGTGCATAAAATACACTGTCGTCCGGATCAAATGCTGGAGTACCATCTGCATTAGTCAGCATCTCCGGGCGTACAAAAATACGCTTTCTGCCAAGCTCGAATTCATTGCAATATGAATCATACTCAATATCCAACTTCTTGAGCGTATCAATTGCATTTGCGAAGATTGCAACACCCATCGGATTGTTTTCATCAGCATTGTTCGTAATGTTCAGCCTGTCAATCACGAACTGTGCCTCACTGGATCCCGTTCTTACTTCTTTTGCAAGCTCCTTGAATGGTTTTAACTGTTTCCACTCTTTCTCAGGTAACTCCGTACCCTCCTGGCTTCCAGAATCACACCGTAACACTGTGTTTTTAATTACATATTCACCATTCTCTAAGAGATGCGACTGCAACTGGACATATTTCTTTCTCGCTACGGTATGTGGAAATGCAAAAATACATTCTGTCACCTTGCCGTTGTTCCAACTGACTGGAAAAATGTTCGGTGCGTCCACATAATTGATGCTAATCTTTCCGGAAATCACTGTCCCGTCCTCTGTAATCTCAGCGTTGTCCAAATATGGGATATACGCAACCGTCCCGGTGAATGCTTTCCGTTCCTGGTAATCATTTCCCATAACAAGAAAACGGTTATCATCAAGGATCTGATGCACAAAATTATGCGTAGCCTCATCGTCCAGAGTAATTGTAACCCTTTCATTGAGCAGGAGATCAGCAATATCTTCACTCAGTTTCTTTGCCATTCCCATACTTTTTCTCCTGCAGCGCTTATATGTTCCACGTCCGCCATACACCTTGTAAAAAGAGAAATTTCTGACATTTCCTTCATACCAGGATACCCACTCTGCTATCTTCCGGTAAAATGATGCATCTACCGTATCGATTTCAGCTTTTTTGAAATAATTAAAGATATTCATCGTCCTCTACCTCCTTCCTGCTAATATCGCATACATCTATTTCTTCCGTTTCGTCTTTTGGCAGCCAGTATTTTAATCTCTTCCAAGCTCCCATAACACAATATCGGATTGCGTCCATGCAGTGATCATCTTCTTTTACAGGTACTTCCTTGCCTTTTTCAATGGATTTCTTGTCGTACTCGTAGGTACCGAACTCACTTACCGCATATTCCTGTTTTGGGGATACGCTCATAATGTCAAAACTCAGCACTTTCTGCACACGGCTGATTCCAAGTGCCACATCATTTTCAGCATCTCTTAGAAATACCTGATAATCCAGGCTCACTGCTCTGGTCGCCCGTCTGATTTCCTCCGCAAGTCCTTTTGCGGATGGATCAAGGAAAATATAAAAGACCCGGTTGTCATACTGCTCATGCAATTCATTCATGAACTCAACCAAGTCTTGTGCATATTCTGACGGACTCTTCTGTTTTCCCGTCTCACGGCCACTATGGTAATACTCTCCCAGTCCTGGAAATTTCTTTCGATACGTATCAAGTCCAAACGCTTCAAATGTCGTCGCATTCTGTTGACCATAATCACCGCCAATATAAATTCTGTCATATCTTCTGTTCGGATCAGGCTTCTGTCTGTGCCGGTCTCCAAACATGTAATAGATAATCTCATCTACACCGACTGCCTGTCCAAGCCATACCCAGCGGTACATCTTTTCATCTGCCCGCTTCATAGCTTCTGCAGAATCAACCAGCGCCTGTCCAAGCCAGCTGATCGGAACATCTCTGTAATCCGTGTGGATATGAATACAATCCTCACGTTTCTCCATCTTCTTGCACCACTGATTGATTGGTGCATTTGGATTCTTCGGAGGATTATACAAATAAATCATTTGGAATCCGCTACTGTTACCTCGGACAAATGTCGCTTCAATATTGCTCAGCTCATCCTCGCCTTCGCCATCGTCAAAGAACTCCGTCAGCTCATCTAATACTACAAGCTTGATTGGTTTATCCTCATCGATAATACCCTTGGTATCGTCAATGCCGTCTGAACCGGAAAAATAAATGGTGGTGCCATACTTTTTGTACGTAATCTCCATTGGAGACTTTGTAATCGCAAATTTGTTCTTAGAAATACCGAGGCGGTTTATTCCTCGAATCATTTCTTTGTACACAGTCTTCCGTAGCTTATTGTGGTGTTTACGAAGAACAACTGCAGAACCATGCGGATCTGATACAATCTGATAATCTGTCCGAATGGCTGCATAACTGGATTTCGTGCCGGCACGTCCGGAAGTCAGGATGATGTGCTTAACTTTTCTGTTGTTGAATATTGCCAGATACTTCGGTATCACAATGTCCGATATCTTCACCTGTTGGCGCGTCGTTGACAATCACCACACCGTCCTCTCCATCATCATTTCCACCAGATTTTAACCTGTCTGTATTAGCCTTAATCTGCTCGATTCTAGCTCTCTGTTCTTCCGCATCAAGCTCTGTCACTTGTTTTTCGTTCCAGCCGCTAAAGTTATTTCTTAAACTAAACTGTGCCCCATTTGAACCATCACGATCAAATAGGCGTTCCTCTGTATAAGCTTCAACCATTGTCTTTGCGCGCGTTATCGTGTTACAAAATTCTTTCTTTCCTTGATATCTTAATAAATCCAACCTAGAAGTAAAACCTAATGCTAGGGCTAATCCTGTTACTGTTGGCGGGTGCTGATTAATAATAATTGGATTCCCAAATTTATTAAAAATCGTGTTTCCGTCCTCATCTTTTAGGATTTCACCCTCACATTTTTGGAAATATGCATCTATTTTTTCTTCAATTTCTTCTTTGTTCTTATATTTCGGCGGTCTTCCGACTGCTCTTTTTGTAGTCAATCGACCACCTCCCATTTTCATTAATGACCTTTCATGCCTTTTCTCGGCTTAGGACCTGCTTTATACCACTGTTCATTCAAAAACTTATCGGTATTTTTTCTATCTGCTTTTCTTTTGGACTCTCTTTCTCTCTACTTAGTTATTTACTTTTACTTCCATAAAACCATGAATCAAAGTTGCTCATTCTCCTTTTTCTAGCCCTGTCATATGTAGTTGTTGTTCTAGATACATCGTGAATATTCGTATTTCCCTTTTCTTCTCTATGAGAAAATTCATGCATCTTATCCGCAGCCTTATTGTTAGCTGTTAAAATATTCTTATATTCTCTTGCTAGTTTTTGATTTTTATATAATTCTTCTGCACTCCCGAGTTTTGCAATCTTTCTTTGTAATTCCGATACTCTATCTGAATAATAATTTTTAACTCGTGTAGCTTCTTTTACTCCATCTATTTTATCAATGAAATCAATCTTTCCACTTTGTGCAGCTCTTTCAAGTTTATTGTCTTTCTTCACTGTTTCACTCGTTCTTAACGCTTCGCTTTTTTTTGCTGCATTATAAAATATTTTTGCTCCCATTTTAGAGACCGGTCGCCCTCCAATTGAGCTTACACTACCTCTACCGCCCACTTTTCTTCCTTTCTGTCAATTCTTCACCAAATGATTTAATCTTTACGATGTTGCCCCGGCACTCATCCGGTATCATTCCGTAAAACAATATCGTTTCTGGCGATAATCTGCTTAACATCTCGTTGTATCCAGTCATAAATAGCTCTTTCTTTCTCCGACTATTCATAATTCCAACGCTAGATACTGCAACTATGCCGTTTGTAAGTTCTCCGTCAAAGCACCACTCGAATGATTCTGGCGTGCTCCACGCAATCGTAGGAATCACATCTATCCCATACATCTGCATGTATGCTCCAATCCAGTGTTTTCGATAATGGTTCCAGATTTGCAATGCTTTAGGAAAATCTGTGTAAAGACTAAAATCCGGTGTAAGCACATATCGAAACTGTTGCAGCATCGGCATATACCTATCCGGATCATTCCACAATCTTATAAACTGATAGTCATCCACAAAAAAATGTATCCCTTTGTTCTCCCTATTCTTGCAGGATGCAGCATAGTTGAATGGGATAAATTCTACTCCACTATCAAAATCTGTTTTCTTTTCAAGTGTAGGTATGTCATAATCTCCGACACCTTCAAATCTAGCTCGTTCAATGTTCTCATACCGTTTTATCATTCGCCACTTCACCACCTTCAATTCTGGTTTATTTTTGCATTATAAAGGCACCCCGGAGGGTGCCTTGTCTGTAATTCTCTATTCATGCATTACATTTGCAATTTCATCAAACATTTTCGACAATTCAAAGCATTCTTCTTTTGTGAGTTCATGAGAAAAATAATCGTCACATTGTTCATCTAAATAAAATTTATTATTTTCAAAGCATAACGAAAATATTCTATCTTTTTTCATCTTATCCAATAGACATTTATGCTCTTTAATTATCTCATAACCACTCATAGGCTTCGCCTCACAAAATCTCATAATATTTTTCTATCTCGCTCATTATTTCCGACATTGTTATAAAAACATTTTTCCCTTCAAAATTATTTTTATAATTCATCCTCTGATTTTCTTTGCTCTCCCATACATTAACTTCATCTAACGATGTCCATATAAAGTGCGTACCATAATCGTACGGAAAATCATAAGGATAATCATGTCCCTTGGCTTTATGAGCTTTTGTAAAAGTTATATTGTGTTTCAAACAATTATTCGCAAATCTTAATCCTGAAAATAATTTCTTATGTTCTTCCTTTATCTGCGTATCAGGAATACGATCGATACAATCTATAACCCAATGAAGTGCGGTTCCAATAATGAAAAAGCATTCTTTATCGTCTGCATTTTCAGCCCCTACTTTCGAAATGTGTTTTACAGCCTTTTGTGCACTGTACAGTAACATCTCTTTATTTTCAATCATTCAACATTTCCTCCCATACCTAAAACCTACCCTCATAATATCTTAAAATACGACATTATGCAACAAAAGAACGGCTTGTTGCCAAGCCGTTCCTTCTAGGTTTTGTATGTACTTCTTGAGGAAGTGAACTCAACGTGGAAAACTGTCTTTTCACTAAGTTCAGTTTATACTCTAGCACTTTTTAAGCGAACATTGCCGAACATTTATTCTAATTTTTCTAAAAATCTGTTATGTCGCATCCGACAATTATCCTCTGTGTACTTAATACTCCTCTTCGGGAATTTCTGGTTCATTTGTAGCGCCACCTGATACCAGGTCAGATCATCGATGTAATACAGCCGGAACATAATCCTCAACTCGCTCTTCGGTATCGTCTCTATGTACTCCTCTGCCTGGTTTGTAAGCTCCAACAGCTCCGCTTCCAAAGCCGTCAGCCTGTCATTTCGTTTCTTCAACAACTTCTGCTTTAGTGCAATAGCTGCTGTCGGTCTGCCCGTGATCTTGACTGTTCCGAGTGGCTTCTTTCCTCGCTTACCTCTAGTCACAGAGTCCGTGACAATCATGTTCTCCAGCTTTGCTAGTTCTCTCTCGTTCTCATGAATCCGTCTCCTCAGATCTTTTATTTCTTCCTTCATATCCACGTACTGGATCAGAACATTCTTGTCCACGTCCTATCTCCTCCCCTGTATCAATCTTGTTCCTTTTCGCCTTCTGCCTCGCCAGATATCCAAATATGCTGTAGCATGCCGGTGTCCGGAAGCGTCTGCTCGCTTCTTCCGTTGGTGGATTTTCTGCCATCTGGTCACGGTCTGATATGGCATCGAGGCGCTGACATTTGCTATCACTCATCGTTCTCACTCCAATCTCCTCTGTGTAATATCAATGTTCCTCTCACGTATTCTACCTCTGTGTCTGGACTGAATTGTACTAACTGCTTTTTGCTAAAATCATAAGAATTGCTAAAATCATCAGTATAAGCCTCAGATACTTTTATAAATACCCGGTCATTGAATTTGAATATTGCCGGCGGCGCAATCTGATTATGCGGTAACATTATCGGCTTACTGAAATCTTTAATTTGCATCGTCCTCAACTCCTTCGTCGTTTTGTTTATACTTGTCCTTTCATGTAACATCCCCAGAATGTTCCCGATCGCTTTCCGCTGTGATGCCCGAACAATGGTTTCTGACCTATAGCTTTCCAAACTTTCTGCGCCGGAATATCCGTTTCCGCCCATTTAAAGATCAACACTCCATCTTCTTTCAGAACTCTCATACATTCCTGGAATCCATCATGTAGCATTTCTGGCCAGTGTTCGTCCAATCTTCCGTATTTCTTAGCCAGCCAGCCGGTTTTTCCGGCATATCTCAGATGTGGTGGATCAAATACGACCAGTGCAAAAGTATTATCTGCAAATGGCAGATTTGTGAAATCACATTGGATATCAGGATCCACGATACATGTTCGTTCTGACTGTCCGGACTCCGACTTCCAGATACCTGTCAGTTCTTCCTTCCGGATATCACAATAGATGGCTGCCGGATTATGCTTATTAAACCAGATTGTCCTTGAACCGCACGTCACATCAAGGATTTTCTTATCAAGCATTACCACCATATCCTTCGTCGTTTTGTCTGTATGGTTCCGGCAATGGCATCCAGGCATTCACAATCAATCCATAACTTGAATATGATTTTTCGTCATCTCCCGGATAGAACGTACCGCCCTCGTCATTTTCTTCATATCGCGCGATATCCGGCATTGTGGAATTTTCGAATGATACCAGTATGTAGTTTTCATCTTCCGGCATATTCTCACTGCATGGAATCCACTTAGTTTCTTTCAGTGCATGTATACCCATTTCAATAGCATCTACTGTTTCCTCAGACCAGACCCATTCAAGATGTTTCACTAATCTATCTATTGCTTGCTGATTATTCATCTTCGATCTCCTCTTCTTTTTGAAACTGAAATACCTTAGGCAATACCAAGTAATTAGGTTGCACGTAGCAACCGTTTACAACGTCATACCCACCATCCAGCTCCATTCTGGAAAGATATTTTTCTCTACACATCTCCATAGCCTTGATCGCTTTTTCTTCGGTGGAATATTCAGCTAAAATATAAACTCTATCTCCTTTGCCGAGGGCATTTCCTGGAAATGTTCCAACGATTGTTGCCATATTTCCTGAATATGGTGAAATTGCAATTAATTCATAAGGCATATCCAGTAATCCGTTCTGACTAATGATTCTCATAACTTACCTCCAATCTGCTTCTGGTTCAGCTTCAACCTCAACATCATCATCGTACATATCTATAATATCTGTGATATCGCAGAACGCCCTGTCTAACCTCATCATGAAAATGTCAAATTCATCCACGCGTCTTAACGAATTGATATCAAGTTCACTTTTTAATCTTGTAATGCTGAATCTATTACTTTTCGATTCATACATATGGATTTCTTTTGTCAATTTCTCGTCCTCTTCACATTTGAAAACCAAATCACAAAATCTTCCTCCGAATATGCGATTACTTATATCCACGGTTACTTCTGCTGTCACATTCTGATATGCCGGTCCATCATCTGTACAAATTTCAAGTTCGGATGTATCAACATTCTTGCTGACATATTCCTTGTATTTCTCGAATACCTCTTTTAAACTGATTACATCTTTGTCCGGCTCTGTCATAAGGCTTTTGAAGTTTCCTAGGATTTCCTTGTTGTCAACTAAATTTGTGCTGTTGATAATTTCTGCGAGAACTGCATCGAGTTTTACCACATAATCATCCAAACTTACTCTTTCGATTGCCGGTGCCATTACTTCTTTTACTTTCTCGTCAATAACTTTTCTCGCTTCACCTTTCCATGTGAACTGATCTTCAATACTGCTTTTCAATGCTTTGGTTACGGCATCGGATACAAGCTCTTCAACTGTTCCGTCATTCAATTTATCTGCTACTGCTTTTGCTATTCTTTCTTCAAATGTACTCATAATTCCCTCTCTTTCTCGACAACCGACTACCGAGTGATAATCGGCTGTCTGATTTTCATTTTACCTACGCAAATCTCAATTGTTCCTGTGTATCATCAATGCTCATGTTCGGCATTCTCTCACCGACTTTCAGATACGGACAGTTTGCTTCTACAAGCTTTTCTGCCATAATTGGGACCACACTGTTTCCGATTCTTGCCACCTGTTTAGCTATCGGATATTTCTTCCAGTTATAATCCCGGTCTATAATGTAATCTTTCGGGAATCCTTGCATTACTTTTAGTTCTTCCGGTTTCAGCATCCGCAAAAAGATATCTGATATGATGTATTTCTCGCCCTTGATATCCAAGATTACATTCACCAGTCCGAACCGATCTTTTGTTGTGATCGTATCAAGCGGTCTATCCAGTGTTTGTCCGCACCCACCGCCGTAATACTTAATCAGAAATGCTGATACCAAACCGAAGTGACCCGGAGATGTCGTAATTGTATGTAATGGTTCATCACACTCCTGTCCAATCCCCGTCTTGTAATACTTCGTGATAAATGCTGTCACAAGTCCGTATCGGTTCGATGTATCAATCGTCTTAATTGGCTCTGTCAAAAGCTGTCCTCTTGAATCACCGGCTCTTGTCTCTCCGTGATACTGGATGATATATGCAAGTGCTTCTTTATCTTTCACAATATAAGGCTTGTTAGCATCAATAATGTATTTCTTAATACCGTTCGCTATTCTCTTCTGTGTAGCTTCTGCAAGTGGTTTCTTTCGCTCAAATATCGAACTTCCAAGATCTGACCAGTCAATGTAATCTCCACAAGGTTTCCACTTCTCAAATCCGATGCCGTCTGCACTGTGAGTCTGCTTTGGGAATCTGATTTCCCGTCCATCTCTACGGAATACTGCATACCATCTCTTTCTTGTGGTCGGTGCTCCGTAGTCAGCAGCTACCAACTCTCTACTCCCGAAACGATACCCGAGGTTCTTCATTGCCGTAATAAATTTCTTGTAATCCTCGCCTTTTCTCTCCGGTATCGGATAACCTTTTTCGTCTAACGGACCCCACTGTTGTATTTCTTCTACGTTCTCCATAAGAATTACATCCGGCAGAATAGCTTTTGCGTGTTTATATACCGCCCACGGAAGAATCCGAAGTCCTTTTTCTCTTGGCTTACCACCTTTTGCTTTTGAATGGCTTGTACAATCTGGACTCGCCCACATAAGAGCCACATGCTGTCCTTTTACATATTTCTTCAAATTTACCTTAAAAATATCTTCTGTCAGATGAAGCGTGTCCGGATGGTTAGTCTTATGCATCAGAATAGCATCTGAATCATGGTTAATAGCTATGTCTACCGGTCTGCCGAGTGCCATTTCTATTCCTACGGATGCACCACCTCCACCAGCAAAGGCGTCTATAATTAAATCTTTCATATCTTCGAAAGGAGCCGATATATCTTTGCCCGGCCGGAGCTCCGTCTCCTTTCACTATGTTAAAAATCAAATACCACTTCCGGTGCTGGTATAAAATCAACACCGCATTCTTCTTTTCTATCCAGTTCTATCCTTCGAACTGCCTTATTGATCGCCCAGGCATTGTCCTTGCAGTACACATACCCATCCGGCGCATATAAACTTTTTACCTTTCCACTGATCCTATCTAATATCGTCTGATATGACATGTGATTCTTCCTACCTGCTTCCCTGACTGATCTGTAAAAATCAACAATTTCTCCCTCTGAACTGATCTTCACAACCGACATCTCACACCCATTGCTCCTTCCAGTCAATCTGCCAAGTTCGCTCCTGGTAGTGATACCAATATTGTTTAGTGCATCGTCTGTGATGATGCCATTCTTGTGATATGCTACCTTTCCCGGTGGCAACGCCCCGATGAATGTGATCTGCATCAGCTTCATGACTACCTGTTCCTTGCCATTCAGTTTTACAATCCTGCGCCCATTGGAACTCTTGATGTATGGATGTAAGTCCTTGTATCCACGTTTCAACGCTCTGCGAATATTGCCGAAATAGTTGATTTGATACTTTCCGCCATATCCTGGAATGTCATACCATTCAGTAAGGCTGATCTGCTTAATTCTCATGAGCTGCACCTCCAAGCATTGCAAGTTCCAGCGCGTCCATGTTGTAATCGCGACCAGTAAAATTATTAAATTTTGTTCCTTGCGCGGGTTTCGCGGTCCATTCCAGCCGATTCCCTCTCGCCCAGTTTCTCACTGCGGCACGCCAGTCTTTCATTTTGTTTTTTCCGACCATCCAGTCCTTAGACCGATAAAAGTCAACAAATCGCTCACAATCAATGCGATATTCCTTTTCCCTGCAGTAATTTTCAACTTCTGTTACTGTGGGTGGTTTAAAGCGGGACGCTTTTTCTTTAGACACGTTAGTGTCTTTCTTTTTAATATCATTATCATTTACATTTACATATACATTAGGTTGTGGGTTGGTTACATCTTGGTTATTGTTTGGTTTTTTCTTGGTTACATCTTGGTTATTGCTTGGTTCCTGTTTGGTTATTGGTCTACCACCTTTTTTCCCGTTCTCGTAACGCTTATTATTTGCATCAATCTGAGGTTTCACAAGGCAAAATACTGTATACTCAATCCCTCCTGCAGTAGGTTCAGTACCGTCTAATGCGTAACCTATGATGGCTTGCATAACCTTCTTATACTCTTCGGGCGGAAGTCCTGCGATAGCATCTGCAAATGATCGGTAAAATACAAAGCTGTCTCTCATTACTTTTCACCTCTTCTAATTATCATGCAATGCCTTTCCATACATTTTCATCCAATCATCTAGCGGCATTGTAACAAGCCACTCTTTTCTATTTCTTCGATGCATAACAACTGGATTTTCGCCATCTCTAGCATCATTCTTCGATTGCTCGATAGCATCATAGATATTAAGCCTTTCCACCCTCTTACATTCGATGTGGACTCCTGGAAGGCCTACTACATCAGCATCTCCGTTTGATCCACAATATTGTTGTCCTCTCCGGCTGTCATACCCATATTCTCTTAATATTGTGGCAAGCTCGCGCTCACCATTCTTTCCCTTATTGTTAGAATTCATTTTGATACCTCTGAGCATCTGCTCCAACTATCGTAAGTCTGCTTCATGCATAATCGTTTAAGCTGTATCGCTCTCGCCCTATGTAAGTCTTTGGCTATATATTCGTGAAACGCTGCTTCATCTACCGGATCACTCGGTATCGGTCGAAATACACCTTTCCCGACATTGATAATGCAATCACCGTTACAATTCGCTTTTTCTATCATATTACGAAATATTCTATCGACACTCGGATCCGCTGGACGCTGTATTGCATTTCTGTGTCCGTCGCATATCCGATGAAAATAATCTTCTGCTTTTTCTCTCGACGTCATATTTTCTCCTTTCCGCCGGAGTGCGGCATCTCCGGCATCGTGACACAATATTTGCAAAACCGAACATTTTACCTTCAGTTACATTTGCCGCATGAATCTATGTGAATGAGTTACAATCTGTTCTTTCCAAAAATTCGAATGAACTCTTCTCTGGTCCCGTAATGCTCCTCGAAATATTGCTGAGCCATCTGCTTAAGCTTAAGATCCAACCCTTGATTGGGATTCCCGTGAACACTGTCTGCTTCGTTCTCGTGCAAATAGCATGCTATGGGAATTACGAAACCATATTCTTCGGATTTCGATCTGTATGGTCCATAGAAAATGTGGTGTCTATGGCAATATGGCGTTCCGGTAAAGTAACAATGCTCCATGTCATTTGTGAACACGCTCCATAATCGTTTAGACATCTACACCATACCTCTCTTTCAAGAGTCTCTTTTCTTCCGGCGTTGCAATTTCTCTATCCGGAATGCCTGCCTCCTTACACATGGTAATCATTCCGTCTATCAGCCTTGCCATTTCCTCTGTGTTGTACGTATGGCTGCCACGAAGTAATCTGTACGTTCGATACATCACATTGTCATTGCCCTCCCGCACTTGCGATGTAGGCTGTAAATGATAATTCACGGCATATCTAACTTGATTTTCTGCATCTTCCGTATCAGGAATCGTTGTAAACACTGACTTTCCATCAATGATCCAAGGTTGTCCATATCTGATTAGCGCTATGTTATGCACCTCTGGATTTGCCATATCAAGGACCTTTCCCAACTTCGATACGAGCACCCAGTAATATGCATTCGCGTCCAAACTTCTCTTCTTACGGTATTTCTTTATCTGAATAGCCAATTTCTCACAGTCTTTTAAATCTTGGAACGCTTCTCTTGCGTCTTCATTCAGTTCAAAGGACGCTGTCTGTTTGCCAGTAGCATAATTCATGGACAACCCTTGAAATATTCCTGTGAAATCCATTACTGTTCACCCATTTTATTCATGAGAATCATAAAATGCTTTACTGTAAGTTCTCTTAAATCTTTCACTTTAAAAAAGTTGCATACATTTTCAACAGTCTGATTGTGATTTGGAATGCATTTCATTAATGTGTTATACTGTGCGTCCGAAATCAAACTCATTCCCTCTTGCTGTTTAATAGCATTTAAAACCTCATCTGCGCTGGCAACACTTGTATCAATTCCAATTCCGCACATTCCAAGCGCTCTTCCTACAGCTGATGTCTCGCAATTTTCAATATAAGAAGTCTTGTTTATGAATGAGGAATCCTCTTTTTCATAGGCATGTCCCACTCCTAGCACTGAACCAAAATCATCTTTCACAACTGCAGACATCACACAGATGCCTTTCTCTAAGCTTTCAATATTTGTCTCGATACTTCCGTTCGGATATAACATTCGAAATACACGAATTCTTTGATTTACTTCCGCATATTCTTTTCCTTTAACTTCTATTTTTGTGATTGTTTGATTTGCAATCATTAACGATTCATATGTCATCTATACCGCCTCCTTCAACACAAGTTGCCCGTCTGGCTGTCTGATCAGAAGCGATCTGATAAGCTCTTCTCTCTTTTTCTTCTTGTCCTGGCAATCACGTTTCTCTTCCGGATCCAAATTACAACCACAGAACGGACATTCCTTGTAATACATTAATACTCACCTATCTCTTTCACATAAGTCTCACACCCGCGTTCTTCGCGGATCTGCATTGCGAGATCGTTTACTCTGTTTTTTTCTGCGCGTGTAACAAAACGATATGTTCCATATTTGTATTCTTCCGCTCCGAACACCATCCATATTTCTGCCATTACACAACCCTCCTGTAATTAGCATTGAGACAATCCTCACATAAACGTTCTCCATCTATCGTATAGATATAATCTCCTTCATACACCTCACACCCACAGCAATCACAATATGTTGCAGGTTCCTGTTCCGGAGGCGATGTTTTCCATTCGTCATATCCTGGTATATGTTCCATTTGACTAATTTCCTCCTGTTTTGTATAATATAATTGACTAATTTCCAGAGTGCTTCTCGCCTTGCCAGGCTTATGAGAGCACTCTTTTTTATTTTGCCAAGTCGAACAACTGCTTGATCTGCCCGACTGTCAGTACGGTATCCGATTGCAGTCCGCACAGAGTATCAACAACCTGGCATCTTCTGGAAATCAAGCTCAGACTTTTCAAGTTAGCTTTCTCATCGAAGCTCTTCCGGAAATATTCAAACTCTTCCTCGTTCATCACTGTCACGATCTCGTTCATATCCTCACCACCTTCCTATACATATCCGTAAGCCCGTCTCCATTCCTGGTACTCGTCCTCCAGGTCAGCATCCTCAATAACCTCATGGAGCATCTTGAACTTTTCATATTCAAACCGATGTCCGACTGCCTCAAATGGAATGGCTTCACACACCTTGCACTGCTCCGCACTATGCCGGAATAAGATTTCTTTTAAGCTTGCTGTATCAGCCATGTGATCACCTCCTGCATTTTCAGAATTTTGATGGAGATCACCACGAACATTATCATTGTTGCAATGTCTCCCAGGATCACCAGCACGAATAACGTGTCCACAA